TTGATGAAGGTGATGCAGATAGTCAGGCGGATTACATCCCCCGGAATGTAACCGTCGAGGGAGCAGTTTCCGAAGATATCTTCCGTCTAGATATGACGGGAATTTTCGGATCAGGTGGAGTCGCTCTGGCGCAGGATACGATCCTGGTTCGGATTTGGTAGCGCTCGCGGAACGCGACTAGGTGTAAGGTGAGCGGACTGTCAGGTTATAGCGCTGAACGTCTCGTAATCGAGGCGATGTTTTCCATCGTTGATAAAGATCGACGCGTTGTTGATTTTATCTTGAACAACGAGCAAGCGAAGCTAGACGCGCGCATCTCTAAACGCAACTTGGTTCCAAAAGCCCGACAACTGGGAATATCAGCTTACTACCTAGGTCGGGGGTTGGCACAGTGTCTGGGAATTAAAAACACAAGGGCGGTTATAATCAGTCATGATGCTGAGGCTACGACCAAGTTGCTCGATCGGGTCCACTGGACTATCGACAATATTCGAGGACCGAGCCCGGCTCTTGGAATATCTAGCCGTAACGAAATTAGCTTCCCAAAAACAGATTCGACGATCTATATCGGGACGGCCGGTGATCGCGATTTCGGTCGCGGCGATACTATCAACTTTCTCCACGGATCAGAAGTAGCCTTCTGGTCGAATGCGAAAAAGCTGATGGCTGGCTTGCTGCAAGCGGTAACTCCGAATGGGGAAGTCCATCTGGAGAGCACTGGAAATGGGGCGGGTGGTTATTTCTACAACAGTTGCATGCGCGCGCAGACTGGCAACAGTTTGTGGACCCTTCACTTCATGAATTGGCTAGAGCATCCAGAATATCAGCAAGCGCTCAGCGAAGATGAGAAGATGGAGCTGATACAGGATTTGAGAGATGGCTGGGAAGAGAATAAGCTCTATCAGATGGGAGTAACTCTCGAGCAGCTTGCTTGGCGAAGGAGGAAGCTCGAGGAACTGGACTATGACCTCCAGCTGTTTAAGCAAGAATATCCGATTAGTCTCGACGAGTGCTTTCAGACGAGCGGTCGTTCGATCTTCCCAGCAGTTAATTACGATGCCAGAGTTGGACAGTGGATCAAGATTGACGATCAGTTCTGGGCACTAGCTGCCGATGTGGTTAGTCGAACTAGCAGGTATGTGATCGGGGCGGATGTGGCCGCAGGTGTGGGACAGGATCGCAGCTGTGCCGAGATATTCGATCTGGTTGAGTTTCGTCAGGTGGGGGAATGGGTATCGGATTCGACCGATCCTAACTTGTTCGCACACAAGTTGAAGGAGCTAGGCGACTTTTACCGTGGTGCCTACATAGGCGTAGAATCGAATAACCACGGTCTCGCTACTTTATTGAAGCTGGTAGAACTTTACCCTCCCCATCTGATCCATTCATCTGTAGAAGATAGCGATTCACTAGTCAACTATGGAGTGAAGACGACGAAGAAGACGAAGCCGATCATTCTGAATAGTCTGCGTCAGGATCTGGCTCACGAGCTGGTGATCTATAGTCCAGTTCTGAGAAGCGAATTGACGACTTTTGTCCAGAAGGAGGATACAAAGAAGCTAGAAGCAGAAGATGGGTGTTACGATGACACAGTAATTGCAGCCGCGATCGCTTCGTATATCCGCGATGCGGCAGCTTTGATTCTGAATCCGCCCGCCTACAGGTTGAGTGGCGAAGAACTGAGGAGGTTTGACGAGTTTTCGCTAGAGGGTATCCTGGCAGGTCTACAGAAGCGACGAAGCGCTTCCTCCTTCCCTATCCCAAATCAGGTATATCTAAGTGGACGTACTCCTACTCACTAGTTCGTATAGTGGCCTAGGGCTGGCTGAACGGCTAGCTAGAGAGGGCCACAACGTGATGGTTCACTCGTCGGCGGAGAAACCGCTCGTTAAGACCGGCGAGAATCTGTATTCGATCGAGCATCTGGCTTTGCCAGCCCTGATGAAGTGCAAATTCGCTATCGTAGCCGATGGAGATTGGTCGGAGATAGTCGATTATGCGAAACAGTATAACAAACCACTAATCGGCTATACTCCTCTAGCAGCGCATTTCAATAGAAATCTTCCCGATCAGTACATTGTTAAGCTGAAGTTTGACATTCCAACCTCTGAAGCGCGTCTCTACCGCGATTTGGCAGATATTTACTCGTTGTTGGCCGACGATCGACCAACCCGTTGCTGGATTTCATGGGAAAATCGGAAGATTTACTGCGAGAATGTGGACTGGCTCAGCTGGGCGATCCAGAAACTACCTCCAAACACCAAGGTTTTACAGTCTTTCGACGTTCCGACCCATTCTATTATGTCACTCCGGTGGTTTGACGGCCTAGCTTGGGTTACTCCGCCTACTATTCTGTTCAACGGAGTGGGTTGGGCGACGATTTTGAAGCGTTTAAGCGATTTGACCTACTCTTATGACCGGCTAGGCCAGTTTTTGAAAGTGATAGACTATCACGGACCCGTTTTCGCTGAAATCTATCAAGTACACAACACTTCGAGAGTCGGAGAGGTCTATCTGGGCTTTAAATTCCCCGAAACATACAGTTTTCTGGAGGGATTGCTCGAAGTGGAGGATTACGGTTCGTTTTTGCACGATATCGCGTTCTCGAGCCGAAAAGACGTCCTATTTGGAGATGATTTCTGTGTAGCACTGACTTCCCACAGTAGAATGGAGTCCAATTTCGGTGCTCCTCTAACCGGAGTGTGTAATGGCAATCTGAAGCATAGTTTCCTAGCTGGTGTGTTCAAACAGGACGATCTCTATTACGCTAGCGGCGAATTCACTGAGATTGTGACAGTCACAGCACGGGGACGCGAAGTGGAACAAGCTCTATCCCGTGCCTACAAGACAGCTGATGCACTCCGTTTCCCGTGCTGTGACTATCCCAGTAACATCGGCTCCCACATCGTTCCCCACTTAAACAGACTAAATGAGAGAACCCAGTGGAAGGCTACCTGAAGAACGGTAAACCCGATGTCGGTTATTGGCTGGGCGAAATTCGCCGAGGGATAGCGTTTCGCAAGAGAACCGCTTATGAGACAAGCTGGGATCTTTGGAGGAGTTACTACAGGGGTAATTGGAAGCCGGGCGTAATGCCATCGAATATCTTTTTCAAGTACATCCGTTCGGTAGTGCCGCGCGTCTATTTCCGGAATCCTTCAATATCCGTGATTAACAAGATGGGCGGGAGTGAGGGTTGGCTCCTTTCCGCCATGATGGAGCAGACTTACAACACTCTGATTCGCAAGATCAAGCTGAAGCAGCATATGAAGAGGATGGTGCAAGATGCGTGGATGTTTGGAACCGGAGTTGGAAAGAAAGGATTTGGAAGCCAATATCAGGCATCACCTGAATCTTTTGGTGACACACAAGCGCCTCGCGTGTCTCGTGGAAAAGAGGCCATCGAATATAACCTCGATATTCTTCCAAACATGCCCTGGTTTCTGTCGTCCAGTCCCGCAAACTACATCGTACCGGATGGGACAGTTCGTTTTGAGGATCGTAGGTGGAGCGCCTTCCAGATCACTCGCGAACTCAACGATGTTAAGTCAGATCCGAGACTTAAACACACTAGCGGGCTTGGAACTCGAGGTCGACAAGTAGTAGCGGATGGTGGAGCTACCTATCTGTCGAAGCCGACTCAGGAGTGTGACCTCTATGAGATTCGGGACATTAAAACGGGTAAGGTTTTCATCATCTCACCCTACAACACCGAACAGGCTCTTCTCTTCGAAGACGACGAATATCTACAGCTCGGAAGCCGAGTTGAGTCGGTGTTGGTCTTTAACGAAGACGATGAGTGGTGTTGGGGCGTTCCTGACTCGAAGATTCTCGAGCCACAACAGCTAGAGTTGAATGATATTCGAACTTTTCAGATGTATCACCGGCGAATCTCGATCGTCAAACTGCTTGCGAAAACAGGAGCTATCGACGCAACCGAAGTTGACAAGCTGTTAGGACCCGATGTAGCTGCTGTGGCATGGGTGAAAGGTGATATTCAGAATTCGGTACAACCACTGAACGTGGGCGACATTCCCGACGGTTTGATAAAAGCCGAGGAGATTATAACCGCGGACGTGCGTGAAACGATGGGATTCAGCCGAAACGAGAGTGGTGAATATCAGGGCGGTAGTCGTGCCAGGACAGCTGAAGAAGTCCGGGTTGTTAAAATGTCTTCGGAGATAAGGATCGACGAGCGCCGCGACATGATAGCGGATATGTTAGTCGATCTGATTGAAACCATGAATCCTATCATATTCGCTCACTGGTCACAAGAGCAGGTGGTTAAGATAGTAGGGCCGGCTAACTTCCCCATCTGGGTTCGCTTTCAACCTAAGATGCTAGAACGGGGACAGTATGAATTCGTGATTGATCCCGACAACAGTATACCAGAGACGAAAGAGTTGCGGGAACAGAAGGCTTTGCAGCTCTACACTGTTTTGAAGACGAATCCACTGATTGACCCCTTTCAACTGACTCAATTCCTCCTTCACGAGATGCAGGGTCAAGCTTTTGACAACATGCTTCGGACGTTCGGTCAAACAGGCATGCCTGGCATGTCAGCGCAGAATCCGCTCTCGTTTGGTGAAGCCAATCAGTTGGTTCAAGGTGTAGGTAGGCAGGCTCCCCAAGCTATGCCGCAACGTCAGCCTATTGCTGCTTAATGCCTACTTACACCCTCAAATGCGAGAAGTGTGGAGCACGGGATGAGACCGAGGTTACGATCGCGGTGTGGACCGAAATTCGAGATAATCTCTTCTGTCCCTACTGTCCGGGTGGAAAAATGTTCCATCAGATTCTTGGCAAGAATGATTTCTTCGCTCGGGAAGCGTTCCCTCGAGGCGATTGGGAACACCTAGCTTTTGAAAATACGGTGGTCCGCGACGCCGTGCATCTGAAAGATATCTGTCAAGAGCGCGGCTTATACAGCAAACTGCTGGAGGATGGGAAATGAGTGAGGAAGTACGACAGCTGCTTAGCACCCCGGCAGTTGCAACTATCCGCTTCACGGGGATGCGCGACCTCGAGATCACTCTCGAAGGCTATCAGTTTCTAACACCTGGGCAAATTGAACGCGCTAACACGATGTTGCGCAGAAGGTACAACGAGCTGAAGGGACGTGTTGGCCAAGCGTTGATGGAGCCTGAGTTTCAGAAGTCACTCCAAGTGGCGCCTGTCTCTTGGCCTGACGGTCGAACAATTGCGGTTGATCCCCTTCAGAATGTGATTGAGCAGTCGGTGGCTGATGAAGTAGCTGCCTCGCAGAAATCAGCGGGAGAAGAAATCTCCGCAGCTAGCCCGAAGCCGGCTAAGTCTAGAGATCCGGATCTTACGCCGGCCGAGATGGCCAAGCGAATCTCGAAGAGTTTGAAGAAATCTGGAAAGAAGTGATGTAGGAGACTACGATGCCCGAAGGACTGCAACAGCAACAGGCTCCCGATCCCCTGGCTGAGCTTTCCAAGAAGTTGGAAACTATGATCGGCGGTGTTTTGAAGGTAGTTGGACAGCAACAACTGGCGCTTGCCAATCAAGCGAGACAGATCGACAGTCTTCTGGTTAAGCTCGATAAGCCGCCGGAGGCTGCCGATGAGGAGGATGAAGAAGCGGATTTGAACGAGCCAGGTGGAACGAAGCGTCTGCTGGAAGCTATGTCCAAGGAGGTTGGAAGAATCCTGGACGAACGTCTAAAGACGGTTGATGAGAAGTTCGGGGATTTGCAGAAATCCTTCGGCTCTTACAAAGTCGGAAAGGAAGTAGAAGAGTTTGCTGCGAAGAATAAGGATTTCTTCGAATGGCAGAGTGAGTTGTCCGAGCTGGCGAAGATGAATCCCGGTCTGACAATCAAGCAGATGTATACCCTAGTCCGGAGTGAAAATCCGGCTAAGGCGAAGGAAATGGATCTGAAGTTTACGGAGAAGAAGTCCGAGCCACCGAAGTTCTTCGGACTCACTCCAACTAGCTCTCCTGATAGAGCTATGCGCCCTCGTGAACCTGAAGTTGATGCGGCCGGACGGCCGATAAAGAGGAAGAGAGTTTCCGCGCTAGAGGCAGCCTCGAAGGCATTTGACGAAGTAATAGGTGAACTTCCTGACGGTGCTCTAGCAATTGGAACTGAGGTACCGAGCACGATGCCTCAGCATCAGTGATTCGGTAGTGTGAGGTAACTCAATGGCCGTTCCTAACAGTATTACGGAACAAATTGATAATCTCTATACTACCACCTGGCAGCATATGAGAGAGGAAGGAGCCGTAGATAACATCTTCGAGGCGACTCCTTTCTACTTCTGGCTGCGAGACAACGATCGCATCAAGTTTCAGGAGGGTGGTAGGTTCATAGAGGAAACTCTGGTCTACAAGAAGAACGATGATGTGGTGTGGCTAGGTAAGGGTGGAACCGTCACGTTGCAGGATCGTGAGATCCTGACTGGCGCCTACTATATCTGGCACTACATCGTCGCTCCGATCACACGCTTTGGCGTGGATGACCAGAAGAATCGGGGCCGGATGCAGATTATCAACCTTGCGAGTACGAAGCTCGAGAATGCCCAAGACTCGCTGGTTGACACTCTGGAGATTCAGCTGTTTGCTGGAGCTGGTTCCGACGGTGGTCCTTTCGATGGCTTGCTTCTGTTGGTCGCCAACGATCCAACAACGTCAGTCACTGTTGGTGGTATCAATCAGCAGACTTACGACTGGTGGAGAAACAAGTTCAAGGATATGACCGGCATTTCGTTCTCATCTGCGGGCGTGCAGAACATGCGCACGATGATGAACAATTGCTCGAGAAACAAGGGTCAGGAGAAGCCTGACATTCTGGTAACGAATCAGACAATCTTTGAATACTATGAAGAAGCAGTATTCGACAAGTATCAGATTCACAACCAGAAGTTGACCGACCTCGGATTCGAGAACATGGTGTTTAAGGGAAGTCCGATGATCTGGAGCCCCTCGGCTCCTTCTAGCATCTACTTTCTAAACACCAAGTATATCAAGATGGTAGCCGACCCTGGCTACTATTTCGATATGACCGAATGGAAGCCGATTCCGAATCAGGTCAATGATCGTGCTGCACAGATCATCTCGGCTATCACAATGACCACTAACCGTCGTCGTGCGCATGGTGTCATGCACACCATTAACACGCCGTAAGGAGGTGATACATGGCTAGCAGAGGTATCAAGCAGGTTTTTGTTTCTTCACTGACTGAAGTTTTCACTACTCCGAAGGAAGAGTTGGGAACGCTTCGCTTTGAGGGGAACAAAGTTTACAAGTACGTCAAGTATAATGATGGCGCCGGTAATGTGGCCGGTGTTGCTGGCAATACTGTCGTCTACTACACTAACGCTGGATACGGCAACAATGAGGTGTCGATGGACACTTCGGTGTTGACTATCGCTGCTGGACAGTTGATGGCAGCTTGTGTTGACGGTGACTATGTGTGGATTCAGATTAGAGGCGAAGCCACGCATACCACGGCCTTCGAGACTTCTAACGATGGTACGCCGGTTGCCGTTGCTGACGGGGTTACGCTCGTGCTGGGAGATGCTGACGGAGCGCTGCGTGGACAGAATGATGTTGTCGATGCGGCGGCCGAGCGACTCCCGGAGATTGGCATTGTCACGATTGCTGCAAGCAAGAAGTTCATTGCGAATTTCCCGTTCTGAGGAGGTTGGAGGGGGGACTAACGTCCCCTCTCCCTTTTAGCTATGCCTACATTTGGACCATCTAATCTTCGAATCAGTCTTGGTCAAATTCGTACCGAGATTAGAGCCAATCTAGGTGGAAGAAACGAATCTGGATTGGATACCGACACTAGCAGTCGGATCGACGTAGCTATTGACCTAGCTCAGATGCGGCTAGCCAGAAAGGCTATTTGGGACGAGTTTAATAAGACAAACTCGTTTCCTGTTCCCTTCACGGATGATCCGGATGTAGATAAATTTGTCGAGTTGCAGCTTCTGACTTCAACTACATCTATCATTCGACAGATTTATTCGATCAAGGTGAAGAAACCAGCTAATCAGCAAGCCCATAAGCTGATCAAAATGACCGCTAGTGAGTTTGATCAGAAGATTCCTGATCCCGAAACTTATCAGCGTGGCTTTCCGAAGTTCTACACTCGGTGGAATACAAAACCGTTTGATAACACGCTAGATCCACAGACTCGCGCACAGATCATTGAGACATGGCCTATTGTCGAAGATGATCAGTATGTTATGGATATTAGGTTTTGTGTATTTCCTAGATCTGTGGCAAATCTTCAGCCGCCGAGTGGAGAGGATATTGCCGATGCGCTGGATTTCGAAGCTGCTGATGATATTATCATCGCGTTGGCGACTGCCATTCTGTGCAGTGGTCTAGGGAAGATCGAGAAGTCCAGACACTGGTTTTCTATCTATGAGCAATTATTCGCTGATTTGAAGGGAATGAAGGACGAAGACTTCGAAGGGTTGCAAGCAGCGGTTCGGGTTAGTCAGCAAGATCCTTATTATGGTTCTCGAGGATATGACGACCCGTTCGTGCGTAGCACGGTCTAGAAACATTGCGAGTTTGAAAACTTCTAGCTATGAAGAAAAAGCGAAAAAAGTCGACGAAGGGACTTAGCCGAAAGAAGATTCGGAAAGTACTTCACGAATATGCGAGCGGTTCTTTGCACAGTTCATCTGGGCAGAAAGTAACTAATCGGAAGCAAGCAGTTGCTATTGCTCTCAGTGAGGCTAGGAGACAGAAAAGGTGACCACTTTCACTAGAACGTGGAACTCCACGTATGAGGGCGATCCAGCGAACTCGCAAGCACTGAGTTTGGGAGCCCAGCGAATTCGTGAGTTCAAAGTGGATGCTAAGGAACGGGGGAATGTCGATCACTACTGGGGACAGGGAGCCCAGGACGGTCGCCATCGCTTTGTTTATCTGCCAATTCGGACTTCCACGCCAGCGCCGGTTACCGAGAATAGTTTGGACTTCTGTCCTCTCTATGTAATAAACACGGATCCAGATGGAGATCTGAAGTTTCGACGGAAGAATAATACCGTAGTAACGCTGTCGCATGGCGAATTTCCTTTCCTGTTAACATCGGTTAATGATTGGCAAAAAGCGCAGCGATCCAAGCTAGTTACGTTGACTGACGCAGCTACCATAGCCATAGACGCAGAAGCTGCGAATATGTATAAGGTGACATTAGCGGGGAATCGAACTCTAGGATTGCCTACTAATCTAGTGGCGGGATGGAATGCACTTATATATGTTCGTCAAGATGGGACAGGTAACAGAACATTAGCCTACAACGCAAGTTGGAATTTTCCGCTGGGCATAGCTCCGATCCTTACGACTGCTGCAAATTCGGTTGATATTCTATCCGTGGCATATGATGGAACTACACTGGTCCTCATGCACTCGAAGGACTTCAAGTGATACCCTTCGGTCCTGCTTTTGGTATGGCCGGACGGCGGTTCATCGAGTTTAATGTGACCGCCAACGATGATACGCTAAATGTAGCGACGCTAGTTGGTACGACCGCTGATGCACCGTTCATTCTATTTAATCTGAATGGGCACGACATTCTAACAACAAACACTACCCAGATTGCGATAAACGCCAGCACAGTGAACGACTTCTGTGATCTAGTAATCGACTTTGAGGGAGGTAAAGCGAGAGCTCGAGGCGGAGATGGTGGCGATGGTGGCTGGGAGGATGCAGATCCTACACAATTCTTCCCAGGTGGACCCGGAGGCGCTGGTGGAACAGCAATCTCGTTGGGCTGCAATACGAAAGCTGTCGGCCCTGGAGACGTGCTAGGAGGATTTGGCGGTGGCGGAGGTGGCGGATCACAAGTTGGAGCCGATGGATGCGGAGGAGGCGGTGGCGCTCCTTTGGGCCTTAAAGGAGTTAATCGCTCAATTGGAAACAATCCAGAACCTGCCGACGGTACCGACGCTACAGAGCTTGCTAATGGAGTTGGCGGAACAGCTAATGGCCTCAATGGAGGTAACGGTGGTGATGGAGGTGGTGCCCCACAAGACGGTGAAAATGGTGTACCTGCTCTCGGCGGAGACGCGGGAGCGAACGGCAAAGCGGTCGATCTAAACGGATTTACTTGGACTACTTCGGGTGGACTAAACATCGTAGGAGCGGTGTCGTGACTATTGCGTCTACCAGTAACTTTCCGACTTTCAAGATTCAGCCTCGTGGCCGCTCGATGGAGGCGTTCAAAGATCTGCAACAACTATGTCGACAGATCGAAAAGCTTCGGGATGAACTATATAAGAAGATCAACCAACTAGACAGCGGTGGAATTGGCTCTGTCTACACAGATGAGAATGCGCAAGATGCAGTGGGGGGAATTCTCACTAATAGTGCTACTATCGGATTTGTCTACGACGATGCTAGTAATACTATTAGTGCGGATTTCCTAGCTATCGAGAATCGAACGAGCGATCCGAGTTCGCCAATAACTGGACAGATTTGGCTCCGGACTGACCTCTAATGGCTATTACTGTCACTCAGCGCGGGGCACTCAATACAACGACTAACATCGTTGCGAGTGGTACTTCGACCATCGCGAGTGTTGTATTAACGAGCGGACGTGTCTATATCGCTTGTGTGCATCTTGCCACTTCTGCCGGATCACCCCCTGCCGTTGTCTCGATAGCAGGAACCGGATTGTCGATGTCGAAGCGAACGACGACTGGCGATTCTGAAGTGCTCGGAGTCAAAAGGAACGAGCTGTGGTACGGAATCTGTACCGCATCTGGCACGGTCACAATAACTATGACCATTAACGCCGTCGCCTGTACTCTTTCGGATTGGGATATTTACGAGCTAGATGGCTGCAAAACGAGTGGCACGAATGGAGCGGATGCAATCGTGCAGGCAGTTTGCGATACCTCGGGTGCCGCACTTCTTCTTAACATGACTCTTGCAGCATTTGCAGATTCAGGTAATCGTCCATTCGCTTTTTGTGTCCACGGAGCTCCCGAGGCGACCACTCATGATTCGGGAGGCGGCTATACCGAACTTCTCGACGCGAACCACATTTCTCCGGATACCGGAGTCTGCATACAGTGGCATTCCTCAAGTGCTGATACAGCTCCTGGTTTCTCATGGGCGACAAGCAGCGCTCCCCTAGGCATTGCAATTGAGATTGCGATTGCAGCTGCTGCTGGTGGACAGCCAGTTCGATCTATTCATCAGTACAGAATGAGACGAGCAGCGTAATGGCCTTCCTAAAACAAAGCACTGCGGTTACAGTTCTTCTCGGACCTTTCGTCGATAAGACGGATGGTGTGACAGAAGAAACCGGCCTCGCTTCGACAGGCACCGAACTTAGTAAGGCCGGGGGTGCCTTCGCGGCGGGGCCGACTCTTGGAACGCATGATTCTGATGGCTGGTATCCTGTCGCCTTAACAACAACTCACACTAACACTCTAGGCGCGCTTGTAATAAAGGTTCACGATTCTGCAACTCATCTGCCTGTCTGGCAGGAGCACATGGTTCTCACGGCCAACGTCTACGATTCGTTGGTTGGCGGAACCGATGTTCTCGACGTTTCGACTACGCAGTTCAACGGAAGTGCAGTTGTTCAGAGCGGTGGTCGGCCTGAAGTAAATATGACCCACATCGCTGGCGCAGCAGTGTCTACTTCTACTGCACAACTAGGCGTGAATGCGGTTCAAGCAGGGGGCACTGCTTGGGGCTCCGGTGCTATCACAGCGGCATCTATCGCAACAGGAGCGGTGGATGCGGACGCTTTAGCGGCCGATGCAGTGACAGAGATTTGGGCCGGTTCTACTGCTCCTTCGGCAGCAACAATAGCCGATTCGGTGTGGGATGAAGACGCAACGGGCCATCAGACAACTGGAACATTCGGACAGGCCATCGGAGATCCAGGTGCCGATACCGATACGATTTGGTCACTCGTAAATGCCAATCTCGATGCGACCGTTTCCAGTCGAGCGACACAAACTAGTGTTAACACAATCGACGATTTCCTCGACACTGAGATAGCTGCGATAAAGGCGGTGACCGATGCACTACCCAACGGTGGAGCGCTTACCACGATACAAGCTGATCTTGATAACATCCAGACTCGACTTCCCACTGCACTTGTGGGTGGCAGAATGGACTCCAGCGTCGGAGCTATGGCAGCGGATACCCTTACCGCCTCCGCCCTCGCAGCAGACGCGGTCACAGAGATTTGGGCTGGTTCCACTGCTCCGTCGTCTGCTACGATTGCAGGCGCCGTATGGGATATGGACGCGACTGGTCATCAAACTCAGGGAACTTTTGGACAAGTGCTCGGTGACAGTGGCGCGGATACTGACACAATCTGGGGGCTAGTCAATACTAATCTCAATGCGACAGTTTCGTCTCGAGCCTCGCAGACGAGCGTAGACACAGTTGATGACTTTCTCGATACTGAAATTGCGGCAATTAAGGCGGTTACAGACGCTCTGCCGAATGGAGGTGCGCTGACAACGATTCAAGCCGATCTGGACAACATTCAGACTAGGCTACCTGCGGCGCTGGTAGGTGGCCGAATTGATGCTAGTGTAGGGGCGATGGCAGCCGACACTCTCACCGCCTCTGCACTAGCGACTGATGCAGTAACGGAGATTTGGGCTGCTTCGACGGCGGGAAGTCAGGCGAGCGTAGATGCTGTTAAGGCGGTTGTCGATGCTATTCTCGTCGACACGACGGAGATAGGCGTAGCAGGAGCCGGTCTCACGAATATCAATCTTCCGAATCAAACAATGGACATAACTGGCGATTTGATCGGAAACGTGACTGGTAGTGTGGGTAGTGTTACCGGAGATGTAGGAGGAGTAGCTGCAAATGGTATAACTGCAACTTCACTAGACGCAAGCGTAGGAATCGAACTGGCGGACGCGCTACTGAAACGTGACATGAGTTCTGTGTCAGGCGAAGCAGCGCGTTCGCCTCTCAATGCGCTACGGTTCCTTCGGAATAAATGGTCAATAGCGGCTGGTACGCTAACGGTAACTGAAGAGGACGATACTACAACCGCATGGACTGCGGCGCTGACAACTAGTGCGGGGGCTGATCCTATTATAGCGACAGACCCGACATGATATGGCTCAGCATAGTCCTCCCACCCTCCTTCCACGTGGCAGTGTTCCTCTTGTCAATCCAGGAGTACGGGGCTTCCCTTGGCTTCTCTACGGCACTGGTACTCCATCAGGTCTCTTTCCAACTCAATACGCCGGATTACGCTATTTCAAGGGAACAGTACGAGAACTGTGTCTTGTTGCCGAAGGTGATGCTCCAACGGGAATGGGCGGAGTCTGGAAGATTCGCAAGGGGGGAGTTGACTACGCAGTTTACCTCGTGGAAACCTCTGATCCAAACGCAAGTCACGTTAGAGTGCAAACGACTACGGGCATTAAAGCTGCTCGGTTAAAGACGTAATGGATAACATAGAACGAGAATCCTACCGAATCAAGAAGTCTCCAGGGTTTCTGGAAGGCCAGAATTCGGCTGTCGACGCTTCGGTTATCAAAGAAAGCGAAGCGGCACTCCTAAGCAATGTTAGGTGGAAAAGAGGGAAGTGGATTCGTGATACTGGTGGGCCGGCTGTCGTAAATGCTTCCGACGTAGTGGTGGAGTTCAGCGGCTTTCCACAGGCTATCATCGAGCATAGACTCCAAACCGGAATTATCGAAACCATCCTTATCACTACCAACACTGCTTATCGGTTAGTTGGAGAGAACTGGAATCAGCTGCTGAATGGTGCCGGGGCTGCGCTCGTGTTGTCGGGGGAAATCGACAAGCGGGTTACATGGGCATCAGCTCCGTGGGATGATCGACTAGTATTCACCAACCAGATAGATGTGGTCCAATACTATTCACCAACTGACAACAGAGTTAGAACGCTGAATAGTTTGGCCGCTTCTCTGCCGGCGAATATCAAGGCTGCTGCAGTATGCGTATTCGATGCGAGCATATTCCTCCTGGGAACGGAAGAGAACGGGAGCGATTTCCCTCAGCGGGCAAGATGGCATGCGAAGGGCGACACAACGGCTTGGACTACCCTGGACGCGGGATTCCAAGATTTTCTGGAGATTCCGGACCCGATAGTAACGGGAAAGAAGCTTGGCCCGTATCTAGCTATATACCGAACAAGAACTATTACGAGAGGGGAAGTAGTTACAGCCGACGATCGGAGGTTCCACTTCGAAGATGCAGTGGTCAACGCCCCGGTATTGTCAGCCCAAGCGGTTGTGGATGTTCAGGATGTTCACTATGTCTTTGGAGCAAACGACTTCTTTATCTATCGCGGTGGAGTTGATGTAGATAATAGCTTTGCGGTAAAGATTAAGGATGAGATATTCGAGGAGATAGATCCAGATTTCTATGGTGCTTGCTATTCGTATTACGACAAAACACTGAAGGAAGTTTGGTTCCTTTATCCCTTTACCACGATCGAGTTGGACGATGGAATTTCGGCAGTCCAAGAGTTCAACACCTATCGGATGTATCGCTATCATCTACTTTCAACCGCTTGGTCGAGGCGGCTATTCGAG